TGTAAATCTAGGGTTAAGTGACGAAATTCTACAGGGACAGGCTGACGCTTTAGCAGCTACCGGCTTAGTAACTGACGATAATCTAGCAACTGTTGTACAGGGGCAAAAAACTTTCCTTTCTTCTCTACAAAGTGGTATTGATAAACGAGTTACTGATGCGGTCAATAAAGCAAAAGAAAAGAAGGATGAACAGGATAAGGGGGGCGATCCGAATAAAGCGCAACCAAATACCGAGGAACCGGAGTGGTTCAAACAGTACAAGCAACAGCAGGAAGAGCGTTTCTCTTCTCTTCAAAAGGAAAATGAGACTTTCAAGGCTGAAAAGCTCCGTGCTGAAAGAAACGGTCTGATTTCTTCAAAAGCGAAAGAACTGGGTATTCCTGAATGGCGAATGAAAGAAGGCTTTGCAATTACTGACGAGATGGATGAAATTGCAATCAATACCTATCTGTCAGGCGTCAAACAGAATATTGTTACCGCAGGGCTGGAGAAAAAAGATTCGGCATTTTCTTTATCTACACCTGCTGAAAAGAGCAAAGAAATGGCTAAGCAGTGGGCGGAAAGTTTGCCGGACGCTAACTAAAAAATTAAAAACTATGGCTATTGAATTTGAAAAAGGAAAAATTAAGGGAAGCTTCCCTGTTTTTTGGAGAGGTGAGTGTAAGGTGCTTCCAGGAGACTTCAAACTCAAACAGACATTTCCAGAAGGTACTTTAATTAGAAAAGGTACTCCTATTGCAATAGATTTTGCGAATATGGAATGTACGGTATGTAAAGCCGTAAAAATAGTATCTGGAGGAACTACTTCGGCTCCAAGGGTGGTAAAAGGAAGTTTGGTTCAGGTCGGTGATAAGTTGAAAATTGGAGAAAATGAGCAGGCTATCAACAACATCGATAAATCGAATGCGGATTATGATGTTCTTACATTGGCCGCTGCTCTTACAGGTGCAACAGCTAACGCTTTTGCGGTTGTTGGTACTGATGTTCCAAACGCAGTCGTTGAGACGGACAAAGAGTACAAAACTAATATGGACTTTCAAACCGTTTCAGCAGGTTATGATGTGGTTATTCTGAAAGATGTAGCATATCCAGTACCAGAAGATTGGTTGTTAGGTGGATGGTGTATGAAGAATAACCCAAGTATTAAATATGTAAGACAATAAGCTATGCCGGGATTATTTTACAGTTCTATTTTTGGCGAACTTACTAAACAGGTACAGATTCGCATTGATGCCGCTTCTGAATTAAGAAAGCGACTGTTTGACCAGAATATCTATGAAAGATATTTGACTTGGGATGTTCCTACTATTGGTCTTAACTTTGAAGAATTGATCGGGCAATACAACCTAAGTGTTGCTGCAGCTACTTTGGATTCTAAAGGTAAGGAGCCTATCATGGGGACAGAAGGCCTTGAAACGTTGAAAGAAAAGGTCTTGAATCATCAGATGAGTTACTCTATGCCTATTGAAGATTATCGAAAGATTCTTCAAATTCTTGACTCTCGGATGCTGACTGACGATCAGAAAACACAGCAGTTAATAAACTTGATGTGGAATAACGTCACCAAAGTGGTTAATTCCGTTCAGTCTAAGTTAGATATAATCTTCCTTGGTGCTTTGTCCAATAAAGGTGTATTTACTTTTGACGCAAACAATAACCCGGAAGGTGGTGTAAGAGGTGCTATTGATTACAAAATGCCATCTGAAAATATAGCAAAAGCTATGGTTGATTGGACTCAAGGAAATGAAGGCGTTGTAGACTGTTTTGAAGATTTGCAAGGAATCCTTGATGCTGCCCAAGATAAAGTGACATTTGATAAGATCCTTCTTTCTCAAAGTCGTTTGTCTTTTATTCTTCGTAACAAGAAGATGAAACAGGTTATTTTTGGTACGGACAAGCAATCTAGCCCGCTTTTATTATCAAGTTTGAATGAATTTATGCGCCAGAATAATTTCCCGGAATTTGAGATTATCAGACGTACTACAAGAATTCAGAATAATGGTAAATTGACGGAATATACTCCTTGGAACGACAAGAACCTTGTGTTTATTCCTGCTGGAAATCTTGGTGTTATCAAAAACGCTTATGCAGACAATGAGTTGAGACAAGAACCAGGTGTGACATATTCAAATTATGGAAGAATCCGAGTCTCTCAATGGGGGAAAGGTGAAACCGATAATTCAAACGGGGTTGAGTTTACTAAAGCGCAATCGTTGTCATTACCGGTCATTACTGAAATTAATGGTATTTACTCATTGACTGTAGAATCGTGACAATTGGTGACTACATAAAGCTATGCTTTTCTTCATTTGGAGAAATTTCAGATACGGGAATAGAAAAGTTTGCGTTAGAACTGGGGCTTAATCCTAGTTCTGATGCAACTTCTAATGATAAGAAGCAAGTCTTTGAGTCTATAAATAAGTTCATGGATAAGATTCTTATGCACCCTAATTCCGTATCAGAGAACGGTCATTCTAAATCATGGGGAGTTGATACTTTAGAAAATTATGCAAAGTATATGTTTAAATTATACGGTATAACTCCCGATGATGAAATTACTTCTTTGGTAGGTTTTAGCGTTGTAAAAGACGCTTCAAATATTTGGTGATATGCTAGAAACTGCTCCACATAAATTACAAATACAGGTTATTACTCCGGAAGAGAACGACGAGTATAACCGACCAATACCGGGAACCGGTGGAGAGTCTTGGCAAGATGTAACGGATTGCTTCTGCCATGACAACTCCCAACAAAAGGAAGTCTCTGTCAATGGTGAACGCTGGGTATATAATTACCATGTGGTTTATGAGGGTAAAAAGATTGTTTTAGGATCTCATATCAGGTGTCTGGATGCTGAAGGAAATACTGTAGGAGAGGGAGATGTGAAGAAGAATGCCGAATGCTATTCGGAGGAGTTTAAGGGTAGATGTGATATTTGGGTATGATTGTAACGACTGACATAGCGAATATTATTTTTAAAGATTGCAAGTCTTTTGGAATCTCTGAAATGTATCAACGGGGAAATATCCCTGAAGGTAAAGTAAAGACCGAGAGAATTGTAATCTACCCCAAAACTCAACAATCGGATGCTTACTGGGAAAAAGGATATGTTGAAGTAAACTTCTGCGTTCCTGTAACAAGGTCTGAAAAAGCAAGCCTGATTCGCTTGAATGAGCTGGAACGGAAAGCAAAGAAGTTTTTTAAAGATGATGTTGTTTCCCAATATGACGGCTCCTGGTATAGTTACTCTTCTGAAAGTATCGGAATAGAAGAAGACAAAGAATTATGTTGTTACTATGTAAATGTGAAATTATTATTTGAAACTCTAAACGTAAATTGAAAAGATATGAAACCGTTTATTGGAATTAAAAAGATTTGGTACGGTGATGTTATAACTGCCACTGTCACTAAAACCTCTCTTAAGGCATGGTTAGGCACTGCCACGGAAGTTGAGAACTCCCATCAAGATACTTGGGCGTATACAGAGGATGATCCGACCTATACCGACTACATTAATGAGTTGAATGGTAGCATCTACTATCGTGATGTAACTCAAAAAGGAGCTAAAACAATCGCTTTCACCATGGGAGTTTTCTCCTTTGATGACAAGGTTGAATTGGAAGGTGGTGAAAAGATTGATACTGATGCAGGATGGTCTTCTTCTGACACTCCGGGAATTGTAAATAAGGCAATCGTAGGCCAGACAAAGACAGGAAACTACATTGTATTTACCAATGCTGCTGTTATCGCAAAAGGTAATGCGGTAGAAAAGAATATCGGTCTGGGTGTAACAGCGGTGGCTATGGAAAATCCTAACACTGGTGTTAAGAGCGATTATCTGTTCGATGGCGAAAAGGTGGACGCTGCATGAACCGATGAAAAGGTAGCTCTTACTTCTTCTGAATCGCCTTCTATAAATAGTTATTCAGCCAGATCAAGGCTGGTGAACGCTGGGAGTACTGTAAACTATGGCTCTTCAGGAGAAGATGGAACGCAGCCGTCAGAGACATTATCTATATTGTAAAGTGGTGAGGGGTGAGGATTTGTGTTTCTCGCCCCTTTTTAATAAATATCATTATGAATAAAGCAGCTATACTTGTATCTGAAGCTATCACAGGAAAAGATTTCATTCCTATAATTGTAAATGGGAAAATGTACCGTGTAAACCCGCCTACTATCCATAAAATAGCCGGTGCTTCGGCTTATCTCGCTGTTCTGGAAGATAATAAGGATATTGCGGGCGTCATTTCTTCGTTAAAGGACATTTCCGTCGCTTCTCGTGCACTTTCTTGGTTTATTGAAGGAAATGATAGCCTTGATCAAGAGTTGTCAAATGGGACGTTAGAAGAAGTGTTATATGGGCTTACGGCAGCTTACTCCCTGATCTCTGTAGAAAATTTTACAATGCTGTTGGATTTAGCAAAGAACGTAGCAAATCTGACAGCAAAACAGAAGTTATAGGGAATGATTGTATGTTAGGACAAATTGCGTCGTTCATGGAAAATCTTCATCTCTCTTATGATGAAGTAGTTTATAAAATACCATATCGCAATTTGGTTATTATGCAAAAAGATAAGTTGCATACCGTATATGATGGGGAGGTACTAACAGAAGTATCGGATGAGGATTTCTTTAAAGGAAAAGTTAAGTTTGATGAATAATGAAAGTAACAGTGGATTTGTCCGGTCTTGATGAATTCGTTGAAGAAGTAGATGAGAATGCTACCGAATTGATGAAAGAAGCAGCTCAAAGAGCCGTCTATATGCAGAAGGAACGCAATGTTAGTAATAAGAAAACCTATCAAAACCATACTTGGAACCTTCGCAATGCTCCCGGTGCTGCTATTGTCAGGGATGGAAAGATTGTAGACCTCTATATCCCTGCCGATGGAGAACATTCACTGGCGAAGAACAGGACAGAGGCAATGCTGATCTTTGGAAGTAAGCCTAAAGACGGTGTTGTTGTGGCGGATGGAATGGAATATGCAAGTTTTGTGTCTAGTAAAGGTTTTGATGTTCTGGATTCGGCAAGCCTAACTTTAGATAAAGAATTAAAACAGTCATTTGGTAACGATAATGTAAAAGTCACATGGCAGGAATGAAATTTAATGCAGATATTGACCTTGAAAAGATTGTCAAACTGCGTCAGGAAATAGATAAATTAAAAAAATCTCTTATTGAGATTGCAAGTGTACCCAATAGCGATGCGGCAATAAAACAGTTAGAAAGTGAAATAGATAGAGCAACAAAGAAACTATCTGAATATAAAGATAGCTATGCAAAATTACAGAAGATAAAATACGATATTGATTCTTCTAGTAGTACGGTTAAAAGAGTAAAAGAAGAAACTTCTGCTTTGCAGTCTACTAATAAATGGATTATCGCCAATACAGAATCAGTTAAGGAGGCAGATAGGCAGATAAAGCAATTAAAGAAAGATTTTAGTGCGCTTTCTGATGAAGAGAAAGTAGGAGATACTGGTACAGCAAAAATTCGCCAGATTCAACAATTAGCTGCTCAAAGGCTGGTAGAGGAAGAAGCTGTCAGAAAAACGATTAAAGCACAAAAAGATCAGATAATTCAAAGTAATGCAGAAGAAGGTAGTATTACGGCATTAAGAAAGCAATTAATTCTTTTGATAAAGGATTACGATGATCTTGGACGGGTAAGAAGGGGAGGAGATGCCGGAAAAGCATTGCTAACCCAAATATCGAACGTTCAAAAGGAATTAAATGCAGCAGAGCAAGCTTCTGGAAGATTTCAGAGAAATGTAGGTAATTATGCAAGTGCATGGAATGGACTCGGTAATTCAGCGCAACAGGTAGCCCGTGAACTTCCTTCACTAGCTGTAAGTGCAAATACTTTTTTTCTTGCAATATCAAATAACCTTCCGATATTAGTTGATGAAATAGCAAAAGCTAGAAAAGAATATGCAAATTTCAAGGCAGAATTAAAAGCAGGAAATAAAGATGTCAAGGCTGTTGCTCCCGTATGGCAACAGCTTACAAGATCTATTTTAAGTTGGCAGACCGCTCTTGTTGTTGGGCGGACTTTGCTTTCTGTATACGGGAAAGATGTAATTAAATGGATTGGAAGTTTAGGAAAAGCAAGAGATGTCACCCTTGATTTGCTTTCAGCCGAACAAGAAATGGCATTGGCTAGAAAGTCCGCATGGTCTAGCATAGCCAAAGAGCAAACTCAACTTGATATTCTGTATAACAAATTAAAAAATGTAACTCTTTCCACTACAGAGAGGAATGCGGCTGTTCGTGAGTGGGTTAAAAATTATAAGACTCATAGTGATATATTAGATGGTGAGAATGTGGATTTGCGTAAGTTAGAAAATGCCTATAGGGCATTAAGTAAGGAAATTTACGCTAATGCTGTAGCAAGGGCTTATGCTGATAGAATTGCGGAACTGTCGGTTCAAAGAGAAAAAGAAGAAATGAAACGACTAAATCAAAAAATAACAATTGCTAAAGC